ACCTACAAATACTTCACCGGTTGCACCTCCAACCACTGCAGCTCCAAATCTTGTAGCTCTTGCTTTATCATTTAATTTATAAACTTGTTGCATACCTTTACGTACGTTTTTACCTTTTAGATTTACATACGTTCCAGCTTTTCTTGCTTGTAATGCTTTGGTTGCTAATTTAGATGCAATTTTTGCACCAATACTTGCGGGCACACCCATTTGTATTAATGCTTCTACAATTTTACCTGCAGCTTTTTGCTCTGCTATTTCTTCAAATGGATTTATTTTGTCAAAAACTTGTTCTACTTTTGCCGCTGCATTTTGTGATAAACCTGTTGCATCCATAAGTTCAGCACCTAAAGATACAAAGCCTTCAGGTATTTTTAAAATACCTGATGCAACACCTGCAAGTCCAGCTTCAAATTGTGATATCTCGTTATCTTCTTCAGCTTCAGGAGTAAGATCAATATAATCTTCTATTTCACCTTTTGCTAACTTCTTTTTTGTGGGGAAGTTTTTTGTTGGGTCATATGTCGCCATTTAACCCTCCTATTCTAATGGTATTTCTCTTAATTTTTTACCTGAATACGGATCATATTCAATTAATATGTTTTGTTCCGGATCTCTTTCATACAATCTTTTTGTGTCAGGTTTAAAATAAATAGCACCCGGAATCATTTCATCAAATATATATTCTCTTGTTTTTCCTTTTTTTCTATTAGGTAAAGTTCCTATAAAACCACCTTTTAAATTTTCGTTTTTTCTAATCGATGGTCCAATATATGCAGCAAATTCTGCGAATGCTTCAGGGTATTCTTGTTGAATTGTAGTAATATAACCAGCAGCTTTTGGATCAGTATATTCTTTTAAAGTTTCATAATAAACTCTTTCTGGTGAATAATCTTTTTGTAAAGTAGAAGCTGCTGTTCCATACTGATCTTTTAATTCATATTCTCTCTCTAACTTTTTTATATCAGCTTTTGATTTAGTATCTATTTTACTTAAATCAAAATCTTGGTCTTCTTTTCTTTGTTTAGCTTCTCTTGCAAGATCTTCTATTCTTCTCTCTTCTCCAATATCTATTTCTAAACCTGTTAGTGCAGCTTGTTTTGCTGCATCTCTTTGGCTTCCCATAGTTTGAAATGCTTGACCAACTGCAGGTTCAAAAGCTTTCGCTAAATTACCTAGTGTTGAACCGCCACCTGTTTCTGAAAAACCTCTTAGTCCACCTTGTATTAATAACTGTGCAATAGGATCAACAGCAGGTGCTGAATAATCTTGCATAATTTTATCAAATCTTTCTCTGTATGAACCCTGACTAAAATTTGATCTCATACCAGAAGTGATGCCACCATCGACTTCACCTCCTCTTCTAAACATAGGTCTTCTTAAAGTTTTCATTATGATTGTTTTCCTGGTGGGTTAAATAATCTATAGATACCAGCCAACGTTGCACCTGTGGTTAATCCAGTTTGTAATGCACTTGGTGAAGGAGAAACTTCTTGTACAGTTTTACCTGGGTATCCTGAAATTAAACTTGTAACTCCAGAACCATATTGTTGTGCAGCTGTTAAAGGTTGATTTAATTGTTGTTGAGCTAGCTGTTGACTTGCTTGTAACTCTGCTTGTTTCTGTGCTTGGTTTTGTGCACCTAAAGTTGATAAAGCTCCTACATCTTGACCTAAGAATGATTGCTGTGCACTACCTAATCCTAATTGAGCTGCGGCAAGTTGTTGTTGTTGGTTTGCTAAAGCTTGTTGTTGACCAAAAGCTCTACCCGATGCCTGTTGAGCTTGACCAAATGCTTGTCCTAATAATTGTGCTTGTAGTGCAGCTCTGTTTCTAGCTTGACCAGATAAAAATTCTGCTTCTTGAACACCTTCTCTTGCTCCACCAAATGCACCGGCTTGAATCGCTTGATTTCTAAGTGATGGTAAACCTGCTTGTGTTTGTCTGTCAAATTCTGAAAGAGTTGTATCAATTATCTCCTGTTGATAAGGAGACATAAAATCTTTATATGCATCAGGTCCTACAAATTGACCTGCTGCTTGAGCAGCTTCTGCAGCTCGTGCTTGAGCAGCTTGTGAACTTTGTAAGAATGGTTGATAACCACCAATACCTGTTTCCGCTAATTCCTGCGCTCTTTTTTGTAATGCGTCTTGTTCTGCTATAAACTGTGGACCAAATGTTTTAGTTAGATCTGCAGTTTTATATCCACCAATCGCTTTTTGTAAATCATCTAAATAAAGTTTTGCTTCCGCTTCTATAAACGGCGCTGGTAATACTCTACTCTCTTGGACTTCTGCCATTATACTCTTCCTCCGTTTTCTAATGTTTTCATCATAGCGTACATACGTTCTGCACCCTTATCGACGTCACCGTCTCCAAATTCTCTTACAGCGTCTGCTGTCATTACAAATTCGTTATTTGATAACATTGCTGGAATGTCATCTGCCTTTTCTTTTACACCAACTGGAGGAATAAATCCACCTGTTTCTCTAAGGTCTAATTCAGTTACTCCTGCAGGGTTTTTATTTAATCGAAGACCCTCGATGCCTGCTGCCTGAATCGCGTTATCTTCTGGACTACCCATAGCATAACCGATTCTACCTCCTTCTGCTACATTTGTTCTTACAAATTCAGCAACTTCTTCGTCTGACACACCTGGATTTAAATTTCTGTATCCTTTTTCTAACAACATAGCTAGTTTTCCTGAATCTTGTTGAAGTTCCGGCATATCTTCTTCTTTAGCTCCTGCTGCAGCTAATACAGATGGAATAACTGTTGAAGCTATTGTACCTATATTTGAACCTACAAAATTTTTAAGTGCGCCAAAAATACCTGGTTTTGAAACTGCAGCACCTTTTACTGCAGGTCCTGGTAAAAATTTTGTACCTCCACCAAATAAAAATTGTTTTGCTCCAGTTTTAAAAGCTTGTGGTAAAAAACCTTTCATACCCAATGCTCCTCCAGGTAATCCAAAAGCAGTTACACCTAAAAGTGCTGCTTTACCTAAATCAGATTTAACAAATTTTTTAATCCCTTTACCAATTGATTTAACAAGGCTACCTAAGCCATAATTTTGTCTACCCATCATTCCACCATCTGCTGCCATGCCTCTCATAGCTCCTACTATTGGTGATTGAAATGGTGTTTGATTTGTTAAACCGGAACCAGGTAATGCCATTGATGGTCCACCAACTAAACCAGTTCCATATCTTTGATCTCCTAATCTAAATCCATCTGTATCAAACAAAGGTTGACCAAAAAAGGATTCCCTACCTTGAGATACATTATTTGCAGTTGGTATTGTAGGACCTAACATACCACCAAGAGGAAGTTGCATAAGACCAACAGTTCTTCCATTAAAAGGAGTCGTTTGTGTTGGTTGTCCAATTGGTTGTTGCAAAGCGGGTTGTTGCATAGCACCACCTTCACCTAAAGTAGATTCAGCTGAATCTAATCTTTGATTAATACCTTGTAACATTTGTTCTGCAGAAGAAACACCACTACCTAATTGATTTAGTCTAGGCATGATGCTGCCATCCTGATACATTTGTCTCGGTTGTTGCATACGTGATATTGTCATATATATAAATTAAACTAGTTTAGAGCAGGTATAATTCCTGTAGTATCTCAGTTTATTTGATTTTTTCGCTATCGTCAACACGTTTTAAAGACTGTAATTCATCTAAGAAACGACCACAATAAGAGTGCTCTCCAACATGTGTTATATAGTCAGACACATAAGCAAATACTTTACCACCCATATCTGTCCATCTTTGACAAAAACCAAAGTCCTCGCCATAGTATCTCTTAGTATCTGGGTCATGTAAAGTATCAAATAAATTATAAAAATTAGGTTTCTTTACTTCTTTACCATTAATAATAGTTGGTTGAAATATCTCTAATTCAGGATATTTTTCTATCATTTTTGTAAGAACATGTCTTTTTATTAACATACATCCTGTAGGCACATGCGTTGTTTCTATTATATCATTCTCCATAACAATTCTGTTTTTATCTGGTACCTTTATTGGATACATATATCCAGACTTGATAACATCGCTTTTCTTTCTTATCATTTCATACTTTTCTGTAAGTGCTAGCCACATTTTATCTTCATCGATAGTCTTCATTGGATATGGACATGCGATAACATCTTTATCTTTTTCAATCATTTTCATGATAGTAGAAAACTGAAAATCTATATCTGAATCTATAAACAATAAATATTCATAATCGTGTTCATGACTCAAGAAATCAGCTACACATAGATTTCTACCTTGTGTAACTAAAGATGATTTTAGTAATGTAAAACTAACTAGTATATTATTTTTAATACACTCTTGTTGAAACTTTAACACTGCTTGTGTGTAATGCATAGATACATCAGAGTGACATGGTGTACATACCATAATTTTATACTTAGGTTTACCACCTACATTTATTTCGGTAACAACACTACCTGTTTTTATAGTTTGATAAGTGTCTTTATTTGGTTCTTGTTTATTAAACCATATTGGATCATTGTTTTGCATTGATTGCTCCTTGTAAAAATCGTGTCCAAGATAAACCCTGTTTATCCCAATTATAATATTTATTTGTATATTTAATTTGAAATTTTAAATGTTCGTTTACTGCTTCACTTTCTAAAGATTGTGCAGCTGCTTCGATAGCAGCAGCAAATTTAGTAGCCAATAATTTATAGTTATCTGTATATGGAATGTAGATAGGAAACTCTGCACCTGTTTCAAACAATGCACCCAGATCTGTTGTTATACAATACAAACCTGCTGACATACATTCTAATAAAGAGATACAAGATGTTTCTTCAAATGTACTTGGATATGCATACATTCTATAATTTTTTAAATGTTCTCTAATATATTCATTTGATTTGTAACCGATGTAATTTACATTAGGTAATAAATCTGCTTGTTCATAAAGTGTTTTATAATATTTATCATTCTGTTCGTAAAAATCTTTTCCATATACTTCTGTAGAAGAATATACGTCTAATGTAATTAGTGGGTTCTTTATTAACTGCATCGCACCTAATAAAACATTCAATCCTCTCCAAGGTGTGTTTTGATGTATTATCTTAATTTGTTTTCCCTTCTGATATGTAGTTGCTACAGGTTCTATTTTCTCTACACCGTTTTTTATAACAACACATTTTTCAGTAGGTAATTTAAAGTATGTTCTAAACTTTTCATATGACCAATGACTATTAAATACATACCAATCGTACTTACTGTGATTAGTTGAATCACTAAACCATGGTGCAAGATTCGGTTGATCGTAAGAATTTTTTTGCCAAAGTATATTTACTTTAGTTGGATGTAATGGAATCTTTTCAGGCACTGATGTACATATTTGTACCTGATTTAATATTTTAGAATCTACATGTTTTTGTAAAAACTCAAATTGTAATTCTGTTCCACCTCTAGGATTATTATTTGTGAATGACATAACTAACTGATGTTCTCCAATATGGTATTTTTTTTATTGGTTGTGATGCATGTAGTTGGTTAGAGTCAAATAATATAAAATCACCTGGATTATATTTAATAACTTTTCCTTCTATATTTAATTCTCCTCCCCAATCTTCGGCCCATTGCGGTGTTAAAAATCCTACAATACTATAACTAGTATCATTACTGTCTTGATGAAATTCTGTAAAATGATTATCATTTTGAGCATTCAAAGCTATTCTTTTTATTCTTCTTTGAATTTGAAAATTATGTTGTTTTCGTAATTCTGTATTTATTCTATCAAATAAACAATTAAAATATCCCAACCAATAAGAATCATTATATACTACTTCCTCATTATCCATAAATATAACTCCAGGAAAAGCACCACCTATTCCATTTATTGTGCTATTTCTATTTAATGACCACATATTATTTGAAACCAAACCTGTATGCAGGGCAAACAACTCTTCTTTATTTAAGACGTTACTTATTATCTTTATCATTTTTTTGATTCATTACTTTCTGAAATACTTCAAGACCTTTATTAGTAATTTGAACTGTAACATCTTGTACAATATCAGGTCCTTCTACTTTCTCTTTAAACACTTCTCCAGTTTTAGTATTTCTGTATGTTGTTGTACTAACACAATCTATTTTTGGTATATCATGTGTATGTGGAACATCACCACCTTCATGAGAGTGAGTAACGCCATTATCGTGAGTGTGTTCTAATTTATCTTTATTCATTCTGTTATTCTAATAACACTAATCTTTATTAATTTCAAGTATAGATACAATTACTATTAATCTATCAGCTACACTGGCTGTGCATTTTAACGCTTCACTTTCTTCAAGAATTAATGGCTCAGTCAATATTTGACTTGTTGATCTAGCAGTTGTTGAAAGTTGTGTAAATATAGGAAACTCTGCTGAAGAAGCATTAACAACTTTCATTGAAATATCAGCACCAGATCCTGAATCATTATGAAGTAAAATAGATTTTATTATAGCTCTAGAGTTTGAAGGTGAAGTATATAAAGTTACTTCACTTGTAGAATCTAAATCTGCCTTTGCGTTTTTATATATGTTAGCCATGCATTAACCAAGTAAATCTTTCTTGCTCCTGTTTTAAATCTTCTAAGAAAGATGTATTAAGTTCATTTTTGATTGTATCAATTGCACGAAGAATCTGTCTTTGGTTTTCAGCATCATATTCTTCCTTTGGTTCAGGTATGTATGAAGTTATTTTAGCCACCGTGAAAACTCTTTCCAAATGATGAACTGTCTCTACTGTAGCTGTGTCCTCTAGAAGAAGTAGAACGATTAGCTCCACCAGGTCTATCTCCTCTACCTCTATCTTGATCAGTTTGAACAGCTGATGATCTGTTTGCCATTTCAGTTTGTAGGTCTGCTGCTGAAGAATCATTTGTTCTAGTGTTTTTGTTTCTTATTCTATCTAAAAATTCCATATGAGTTTCTGATTGAGCAAAATCAGATTGACCTAATCTTCTTAATCCGTCTAAACCACCTCGAGCCATATTTTTTAGTATACCATAACCAGGTATTGCTATGCCTGCAAATAAATCTAAAATGCCTCCTAATTTATTTGGTTCTTTTCTATAACCAAATTCATCAACTTCATATTCTTCTGTTTCTTCATCAGCCTGAGTAGCAACACCTAGATTTGGAGGTAGACTACTAAAGGTTGTAGGAATGTTTTGAGCTAATTGTGGAGTAACTCCCATAGCTCCCATGTCTATTTTTGGTGTAAGAAATTGCTCATACGGTAATGTAGTATTCATTAAAAAACCTTCACCATATTCAGGTGCGTATGGTAGATCATCTTCCATAGGTGGAATTTGATTTAAAGTTTCTATACCTATAGCTGGAGTTCGTGGATATATAATTGAATTATAAAGTGGTACATCAAAAATGTTTGCCATTATCTTCTTCCGTCTGGTTGTGCATCAAGTCTTAGAGTTCCATATCTCCAAGTTTCACCTGTGCCATCGTTTTCTATCTTTAGTGCTACGAGTCTTCCTCTTGCACGGGTATCTACTTTATCAGTAGATGATGTAATTGTAAAGGGACCTAACGGTGAGCTAGATGCTGTATTGTTCGGATAGTTATTTAATAGTAATGTGATTTTTGTATTACCTGTTTGTATAGCAAAATCAGGTATAAATCTTTTAACAGACATAAAGAACTCTCCATCTCCTTTGTAGTTTACCATTCCTGTGGCCTGACCCAGGGCGCTTTTACTTGATGTAATATCATAATCTCCAGATTTAATAAAAGCAGCAATCGCTGTTGTACCTGAACTGTTTACCTGATCAGTTCCTACTTCATGAGCATAATAAGTTGATGCTCCAAATCTATTTGTTATACCTTGAATTTGAAAATTTGGAGTTGCAGTTTTATTATATTCTGTTGCATAGGGTGCATCAAATACACCTGTATCTATATAACTTGTTCTAGCTAGTGATCCTGTAGTCCAAACCTGTTCCCCATAATTATATGTAACCACTCTATCTATTTGCTCTGATCCTGATTTTGGATAAAACCAATTTACTTCATTATAAAGTGTATTATGCTCTGCATACACAAGTTCGCTTGCATTAAAGTTTATACCTAAATTATCACCATCAGTATTAAATACAAAGTCTTCAACTAAACAAGGTAATGATTTAACAGTACCATCGTATGCAAAAAATCCACCTTCACCTGACATCCAGAATACAATACCATTAGAGTAACTCAAAGCTTTTTGACCAATCAATCCACAATTTGTACCAACTTGTTTTACAGAAAAAGTAAATGGTGGACCAACAAATTGAATTACATACGCAGAGCTATCAGTTAAAACTAAAGTATAATCTTTACCAGATACAGCTCCTACAATTTTATTTCCTTTATCCAATCTAAAACTACCTGCAGTATTTGTAATATTTGATGCATACGTATTTAAATCTTCTTGATTAGAAAATCTTATAAACATCGGATCAACAGTTAATGAATTACCAATTGTTGTTTCTGTTCCAAAATGAAACAAGTGTCTATCTCTATCTGACACTTGTGTTAATCTAGATGACGTTGGATTGTTTGTTGTTTCAAAATTTGTAGTTGTTGTTGACGCTCTAATTGTTCTTGCGCTTGCTGCACCTGCATTCCAAGTAAATGTTTTTCCTCCTGCAATAGTTGCGACTAATACTTGTCCAAAATTATCAAGACTCCATTTTCCTGGTTCCAGAATTACGTCACTAGTTGTTCTCTCTGTGCCCCAAGTTGATGTGCTCCAAGTATCTGTGCCCCAACCATATCCTGCTGTTTGAAATGTAGGACCAACTTGAACGTAAGGATTAACAGTTGCAGAACCTGCAGCTGTCATTCCAGTTCCAGATTCATTTGATGCCATCGTAATTGTAAAACTATTTGTATCTGCTGTTACAACTTCATAAGGCGTGTCTTCAAAATCAGATGTTGTGTATCCTGTAGCACCGCCTCCAGGTAATGTTACAGAAGTAAATGTAAAAAATCTACCTGCAGTTAAACCATGAGATGTTTTATTAATTGTAACGGTTGCTGATCCAGTTGTAGATGTAAAAGTAAATCCAGTAATAGCAGTATCTAACGGAGATATATCGTAAAAGTCATTTCCATAATATAGAAATAAACCTTGTGATGTTCCTATCACTGCATATTTTTCTCCAGCGATACTTGTAAAACTGTGTTGAGCACGTGCTACTCCAGGTAAAGTTAGACTACCTGCTGTTAATTGATTCCAACCACCTATTTTTTCAGGTAGTCCATATCTAAATCTGACAAAATCACCATCAACCCATTGAGACTCGGCTCCGGATTCTGTTGTCATCTTATTAAAACCAGGCTTGAAATTTAATTTTTGTAGCATATAGTGCTTTATATCTTATAAATAAGGAAAATGAAAGTATCAATATAATATGGTAAAGTTTGATCCATTTGCTCATGAAAATCTATTCTATGAATATATATTAAAAATTACCAATGAAGAAGTAAATCAAATTTTAATGATGGTAAAAAATTTAGATGCATATGGGTCCAAAGAAATCTCAGAGTGTAAAACTACTTTTACCACATTTAACATCTTGAATTTTCCTATATTAAAAAATTTAAAAAAACAAATCACTAATATTTTAGATAAACATAAATTGTTTCTAGATAACAATTGGGCTCAGTTATATAATACAGATCATGGTCACTCTATTCACTTTCATGAATCTTCTATATATTCTGGAATTATTTATATAAAAGGAAACAATCCTAGCCCAACTGTTTTCTACAGTAAAAAGTTTAATCCATATGATCATAAATTTAAAGCTAATACATTATTATTGTTTCCTTCAATGATTCCTCATGAAGTTAAAACATTGAAAAAAGACGAGGAAAGATTAATAATATCTTTCAACGCTGGGAAAGTTTGTTAATAAAATTATGGATCATTTAGAAGCAGTTGTTAAATTAGATAATATAATTGATAAAGATTTTATAAAAAAAATGATACCATTTATAGATCATAGAGCAAAAGAATATTTAACTACCACTGGAGGCTTACATAAAAATGTAAGAAATGTAAAAGGCTTTCATGTAAATAATGAAACTCCTACAAACATTTTTTATTGGAATTATATAAAGAAAGAAATAGAAAGATTATATAGTTTTTATAAAATTAAATTTCCAGCGATGGAAAGTTCTGAAATTAATCAAATAGATTTATTAAAATATGGGGTTGGTGGAAAATATGATTCACATACCGATCAAGGCACATCTGCACCAAGACATTTAAGTATTATTATGAATTTAAATAATAAGTATGAAGGTGGAGATTTAGTTTTTGCAGATCAAAAACAAAAAGAAATAAAAAGATTAAAACTAAACACTGGATCAATAGTATTTTTTCCAAGTAATTTCATGTATCCACATGGTATTCAACCCATTACAAAAGGAACAAGGTATAGTATAGTTGCATGGCTACAATAAAAAATAAATTAATTAAAAATTTTTTTAGTAAAGAAGAATTAAATATTCTTCAGAAATATTGTATTAATAAACTACATTCCACTACAGATTATTTTATTGATCCTCAATCTTTTTCTCCGGCGTGGTACAATGATTCTTTAATGGATACTTTGTTAGAAACTAAATTATCTTTTGTAGAGAAAGAATCTAAATTAAGTTTGTTTCCAACATATACATATTGGAGATATTATGTATACGGAGGATCGCTACGTAAACATAGAGATAGACCTTCTTGTGAAGTATCTATTACTGCATGTATTAAAAAAAATGATAACTGGCCTATTGTAATTGAAGGTAAAAAATTTGAATTGGATGAAGGTGATGGTATTATATATAATGGAGTTTTTCAAAAACATGAAAGACCAGGCATATATAAAGGTGAAGGTATGGCACAAGTTTTTTTTCACTATGTAGATAAAGCTGGACATTTCACAAGACATCAATATGATAAGTATTTTAAAAATACAGGAAATAAAGCACACGAAGAGGATTTAAAATGGATGCGATTGAAAAAACCGTTAATATAACTAACTTCATAGGTGTCTATGATAATTATATTAGACCAGAAGAATGCGATAAAGCTATTAAATTATTTGAAGATCAAAATAAATTTAATAATACATTAAATAGAATAGCTTTTGAAAAATCATCTATAACACATAAACAAGATCAACAATATTTTGCAGCACCTAATAATATAGATGTTTGGTGGGAATCATTAAAACCAATGATGTTAAATTTTGATATAGCTTGGAATCATTATGTAAAAAATACAGGTGCAGACCAAGCTTATGAAGAGTCTTTTTATTTTACAGATTTAAAAATACAAAAAACTTTACCTACAGAAGGTTATCATGTTTGGCATATAGAACATGGAAAAGGACATGAAAATGAACCTAGAGCTTTTGTTTATTCAATATATTTAAATGATGTTGAAGAAGGTGGAGAAACAGAATTCTTACATTTTTCAAAAAGAGTACAACCTAAAAAAGGTAGAATAGTTATTTGGCCTGCAGCATTTCCTTATTTACACAGAGGTAACCCACCACTTTCTGGTGAAAAATATATTTTAACATCTTGGATGATGTTAAAATAATTAAGTTTTTATAAGATACATTACAGTTAGATAAGGCTGCACAACCGAAGTAGCATCCCCAGAAAAATTGGCACTCATATTGTGGGAGTGACCACCACCTGAACCTGTATTACCTGAACCAGATGGACTGGCTGTAGGTCCTTGATATGGGTGACTCATTGGTCTATTAGATCTATAAGCAGGATTAAAATTAGCGTATCCTTTGGGGTGACTATGAGAAGCAAGTTGTGGAGTTGATAAAGTTGCATTGGCTGTACTCCCCGCAACGTTTCCAGTTGTTGTTACAGTATTAGCACCACCTGTTGATGCTAAAGCTTTATTATTAGATTTTCCAATTGCTACATTGTCAGACAAATTAGGAACAGCAAAAGTAGAGGAACCATCACCTGCACCATAAGTTGTCCCTACAATTGCAAATAATGCTGAATAAGTACTTCTTGAAACTGTTTGGCCATTACATTCTAAATATCCAGACGGCACTGAAGAATCAGACCAAGGAATAATAGTTGCTGTAGGGATACCTTCAATGTCAGTAAGGTTTGCCCCATCGAAATCATATTTTGTTGCTTCGTAATTTGACATAATTTATCCTAAGTTTTAATAATATATATTATAGTTAAATAAGGTTGTAAAACTGAAACAGCATCACCACTAAAGTTTGCACTCATATTATGACTATGTGCACCTCCTGAACCAGCGTTACCTAAACTAGTATTTGTGTTACCGAATGCTGTATACTCTGGGTTATCTTGTCCAGGGTTGTTGTTTTTATTTGGAGGTCTAACATAAGTTGCAGCTCTTGGGTGACTATGAGAAGCAAGTTGTGGAGTTGATAAACTTGCATTAGCTGTTGAACCACCTACGTTTCCAGTGGCTGCTACAGTATTAGCACCACCTGTTGAACCTACTGCTTTGTTATTTGATTTTCCAACCGGTACGTTATCTTGTAAGTCAGGTACATTAAAAGTACTTGAACCATCCCCAGCGCCATAAGTTGTACCTACAATTGCAAACAATGCAGAGTAAGTTGATCTTGAAACTGCTGCACCATTACATTCTAAAAAACCTGATGGGACTGAAGAATCAGACCAAGGCACAATAGTTGCTGTAGGAATTCCTTCAATACCTGTAAGGTTTGCTGCGTCGAAATCATATTTTGTTGCTTCGTAGTTTGACATAATTTATCCTAAGTTTTTATTACGTATATAATTGTTAAATAAGGTTGAATAACTGAAGTTGCATCCCCAGAAAAATTGGCGCTCATATTGTGAGAATGTCCACCACCTGAACCTGTATTTGGTGTAGCTGATCCATTTTTAGCTGCTGCTTGATATTGGGGTATACTTATTTTTCTAAATCTACCTGGACCTGCAGCTACTCCTTGATTGTGATTATGAGAAGCAAGTTGTGGAGTTGATAAAGTTGCATTGGCTGTTGAACCACCTATATTTCCAGTTTTAGCTACAGTATTAGCACCACCTGTTGACGCTAAAGCTTTGTTGTTAGATTTACCTAATGCTATATTATCTTGAAGATCTGGAACAAGAAAAGTAGATGAACCATCACCTGCTCCGTAAGTTGTACCTATGATTGCAAATAAAGCAGCATACGTTGATCTTGAAACTGCTTGACCATTACATTCTAAATATCCTGATGGTACTGAAGAAGAAGACCATGGTATAATAGTTGCTGTAGGGATACCTTCAATACCAGTAAGGCTTGCACCTGAGTAATCATATTTAGTCGCTTCGTAATTTGCCATGTTTTCTCCTACGAAGAATATGATGTAGGTCTTGCGCCTAGTCTAGCAATTTTCTCCGATTCTGTTTCGTCTCTAAAAGTTTCTGATCCTTCTGGATCTTCAATTGATAAAGTATCTTCATCCCAATCTGACTGTAATTTAGATAAGTGAGCTGAGTCCCATCTATTACTAAATTGACTAATGTCACCTAAATCTGCATCTGCATAACTACAATGAGGAGTTTCATCTCTGTGCTCTACTTCGTCAGAAGTATTAGAAGTGCCGTATTGAATAGCCCAAATATTAGAAAATTTTGATTCATTCCAAAAAGCATCATCATCAATTCTGTATCCAACACCTTCATTAGCACCTTCTGCATAATTTTTAATGATTGCTTTATCTTCAAATACTATTGTCCAATTTCCTTTTGCTGCCATATTATTTCTCCGTGTAAGTCCATCCTGTTGTTGCATCACCTGAATAAACTAATTCAAGACCTGCACCTTGTGTATTAACAACAAGGTCAGATGCTGCGTTTACTATATTAGAGCTGTTTCTGCCAATAGTCAACGCGTTAGTATTAAAATCGTATCCTTGATCTACAAATGATACCGTGTCACCAGTGCTTGGTGATGCAGGTAGCGTAATTGTTACAGCTCCTCCATTTGTATTCACTAAGCATTTAGCACCTGCTTGAACTGTTTCAGATGCTGTAAATACTCTCCAATTTCTTTGTTCAGATAATTTTACAATGTTTGTACCATCAGAATATAATACATAGTTATTTCCTTCACATAAAAGAACACCTGTACCTGATGATGTTTTAAAAGTTAAAGTGTTTCCTGCATGGTCACATGCATCTTGTACATTATAAACTTTTTCAATTCCATCCGGAATTGTTACATTTAAATTTCCCGCTAGAGTTCCTGTTAATTTAATAACATCATTTTTACCATTTGATATTGCACCATTAGTAAATGTTAGTGCTCTACTAGCATTAGTTACGTTGAAAGTTGTAAAACCACCGATTGCTTGTTCTAAAATTAATAAGTTTGTATTTGTAATTTGTCCCCAAGTTCCCGAGTTTTCACCAGTAGCTTGAACCGTTAATTTTAAATTAGCTGATGTTGAATTTGCCATAATTTAAATTCCTTATTGTCGTTAATTTACTAAAAAATTGAGTTTGTGTCAAACTCATTATGCAGCTCTCGTTGGTACTTCTTGCCAACCTGGTGGATCTATAGGTGCTGAACCTGTATTTACATTGTTCCAGATCAAAGCATTAGCAGAATTTAATGACATAGTCAAGGCGATTCCAGTGCATTGAGCAGTAGCATCTCCAACAACACTTTCTTCACTTAAAACTACTGTTATTGGTATTCCTGAAGGACTTGCAATAGTATTTGCATTTCCAATTGCAGTTCCTAGATTAGCTGTCATAGCTATTCCAGTAATATCTGTTTCACCGGTACCTGTAACTACAGTTCCTGTGGCAACAGCCATACCAAATCCAATACCTGTAACTGTTGCATCTGGAGAAGGATCAACTGTTCCTTCATCAGCAGTCATACTAATACCAGTTAAAATTACACCACCGGTTCCTGCTGCTAATATTGTTCCAACATTTGAAGACATTGAAATGCCTGTTGGTGTTACAAATTCCCATTCACCTGAAACACCCCAATCAAATATACCCCAACCATATCTACCCCAACCTTCAGCGTTAAATGCATCAAGAGTTCCTACGTTAGCACTAAAACTAATTCCAGTTGCCATTGCATCAGGACCAGCATCAGCTGTTCCTAAATTTGTAGAAATAGATATACCTGTTACTGAACCTACACCAGTTGCATCTAAAACTGCTGTACCTAAATTTGATGTTGCAGAAACTCCGGTTGGAATTACATTTGCATCTATAACAATTGATTCATTACCTAAAGAAGCAGAAGCAGTTACTCCAGTAACTCTAACGTCTCCTGAAATACCCCAAGCGTTTTCACCCCAAGCTAATCTCGACCAACCGAACTCTACAGTTCCGTCCGCTGTACTGCTTCCTGTAGAAGCAGACATAGCTATCCCGCTTATAGAGACAGTAGAATCAGTCTGACTGCCCCAATCTCCTACGCTCCATGCGAGTGAACCCCAAGTTTTAGACATAGGAAGCTGCTCCTATGTATTACCCAGAAATTCTTAGAATCGCTGCTGCTGTTGTAAAAGCTGGAAACTGTATCGTAAAAGTTCCTGATGTAGCTGTTTTATCTGCCCCAAAATCTAAAGCCGCAACAGCTGCATTAGTTGCAGTTGATGAAGTGTTATTGCCTGTAAGTTTTCCGCCACCAGAAGTATATTGACCCGTGTTACTAACTTGATTACCTGCAGTAAAAGAAGTTGTAGCTGAGTTTAGAGTAGCTGAGGAAGTATAAAGAGCTATTTTAAAAACGTCACCACCCGAACTCGCGAACGAATGATCACCGTCTAACAGTTGCTTTTTGAACGAGTTTGCAAGTGCTTGTGTAATCGCCATAGTTTTTTCTCCTTATTATTTTCCACCGACTCGAGGAACACCACTTTGATATTCATCTCGTCTTCGTCTTCCCATTTGTTCTACTGAGAAGCCTTCAACAACTTGTTTATACTTTCCTTCGTATAATTGCAACAAATCATTTGGGCCCTTCAGAAAAGAAAATGCTTCAACTAAGCACGCATATAATAAGCCATTGGGAAATTGTTGACTTAGATATGTAGTAGCATTTGTACTAGATAATCCGCTTGGTTTCAAGATATAATTTACCTGAATAGTATATGTAGCATTAGGTGTAGGAGATACAACTATAGTATTTTCGTCCCAGTTGCTATAGTATTTTGGAACTCCTGTAGATTCAGTAGGATTAAATTCAGACATAAAACTAGTATCTCTATATTGTAAAAAATCTCTATTATTGGCTGCTCCCGTACCATCAGAATCTACAATCTGAGCTGATCTAATAGTTAATAAATTTTCTGGTGTAGTTATAAATCTTGTTCCAGAAACTAATTGAGCAGTTACATATCTTCTATTATTATCTGAATCTACATCTCTTAGTATTCTAAATTCTGCATCAGATATAATTCCATTTACAATAGTTGAAGTCAAAACATTTGCATCAACTTCTGTGTAATCCCTAATTTTTTGTACTAGTTCATCATACGTCATGATATATTAATTTGACCTCCCATTCCAGAGTGATTTGTACAATAGTAGTATAACGTACTAGGTGCACTTGCATCAACAGTTATTTCAGTATAAGCACCTGCTTGTCCAGCTATGCCAGATGTAGTAACACCTGTTGTATATTCTGTTCCACCAGAATGTGTTCCACCACTTGTTGTTGAAAATCTTAGTGGATGATTATCATTTGAAGCATCAGACTGATCA